TAAAACGGAAACCGCCGGGCTTTACATTCTGGAACAGCCCTTCAAGAACTACAACGGCGCCGTTCTTCCGTTTCCGGCCGGATTCGCTCCGACCTTCCACAAATACCGCCTGGGCGACCCGGCGAAGAAAAAGAAGCCTGCGAACATTTTCGTTTGCAGCATGGCGGATCTTTTCGGAAACTGGATCCCCGAAGAATGGATCGAGGCGGTTTTTGAAGCCTGCAAGGCGGCACCCCAGCACAATTACTTATTCCTAACCAAGAACCCAGGCCGCTACCAGACCCTTGCAGCAGCGGGAAAGCTGCCGGAACTTCCGAACTTCTGGTATGGCAGCAGCATAACGGGCCCGGAAAACAGTTTTTGGTGGAGTGAATACCACCACACCTTTGTGAGCTATGAACCCATGCTTAAACCCCTGGGCATTGCAGACGGTGACGCCGCCGCAAAGGTTGACTGGATCATTGCCGGAGCCGAAACCGGCCACCGGGCGGGGAAGATCACCCCAGAAGAAGGTTGGCTGGAAGAACTGGCAGCCGCAGCACGAAGGGCAGCTTTGGATCAAAGACAGCGAGGAGATCCGCGCTGTGATAGGCGGAGAACCGGCCCAGGCCTTGCCGGATGCGCTTAAACGCCCCAAGGACCGCCCAACGCCGCACTGCGCCGAGTGTGAGCACTGCGTTAAGATCCATGATGGGCAGCGAGGCACACGGAAAGAATGCGCCATTGGATGGACAGCCGAGGGCTACGAGGACAGAGGCGCCCGCCACATTCCGATCAGAGGAAACCGCCAGTCACCCGACTGGTGCCCGAGAAGAAAGGACGATGCAGAATGAACAGCCGCGAGAACATGGGCGCCCTGGGCTCCCGTATTGCCAACATGGGCCAGACCCTTATGCAGGCCGCAATCCGTACCGGCGTAGCAGCAGGCGTGAGCGCAGCGGCCGCGCACATTGAGGAAGAGCACCAGAAGGAGGCAAAGGAGCGCACGGACCGGCGCCTCCATAACACCCGGCTTCTTCTGAAAAACTACCGCCTTTTGAAGCGGCACACCGCAGGCGCCATCTACAACGCCAAGCAGGCCAAGGAGAAAGAGAGCGCAGCCAGCATCCTGGACGGCCTGGAAAGCTACACCCGGGACGACAGCCTCTATATTGAGAGCATCAAGCGCAGCCAGGAGCGCACCCTCATTATTCTGGCCCACATTGAGAAGATGTTGGACCTCTACCGCGTTTGGTGCCAGCAGAACGGCACAGAGGAGGACGTGAGGCGCTACGAGGTGGTCATGGAAACCTACATCCGGGAGCCCAAAAAAAGTGTACAGGAAATCGCGGGCACTTTTGGCATCGAGCGGCGCACCGTATACAAGGACATCAATGCAGCGATTCAGCCGCTTACCGCCTTGTTTTTCGGCATTGACGCCGTAAAGGCTGCCTAACGTGCACCAGGGTGCACAAATTGGGCACTGACAGGGCACTTTGAAAGATATATAATACTAGCATGGAGGCTTGAGGATGAATGAAAAAACCTATAACGGCACCCCCCCCCCC